TTACACCAAAAAACTCAATTAGCTACAGAGAAGCTAACATTACAAGCAGTAAAAGATGTAGGAAAACAAATTGCTGTTACTAATAAAAGTACTCTCAGTGTTTCAACTAACTTAATTTCTAGTTACAAAGGTACTATTGCCGCACTTACTAAAATTAGAGAAGCTATTACTTCTCAACAAATGAGTCCTGAAGTTGTAGTTAAACAAGATGGAGTCGCTCCTAAACAAGATGATTCTCGAAGGAAATCTATTGAAACACTTCTTCAAGAATTTGTCGGAGAACAAGGTATTGGACAACAAGGTGTCGCACCTAAACAAGATGATTCTCAAACTAAAGCTATTGAAAATTTAGTAAACAAGATAACTGGACAACAAGGCGTTGCTCCAAAACAAGCAGACGGTACTGAAACAAAAAAAGCTGTTGAAAAACTTATTCAAGAATTTGTTGGAAAACAAAATGCTGGACAACAAGGCGTTGCTCCTAAACAAGAAAACAAGCAAGACTCAGATAAATCTCTAGAGACACCTGAGTTTGCTATGGACTCAACAGTAAAAAATCTAATCAGAGTGACTAGTGCTATAGGTGTACGAGCAACAACAGATGCCAAAGACTCAAGGAAAGAGCTACAAAAAATAGTTGACTCAATACTTGGTGCGAACGCCAAGCAACAGTCCAAGAAAGAAGTAGACGCACAAGACAAAACTACAGATGCAGTTAAAAATGTAAAAAAAGCAATTCAAACATCTTCCAAAGCACAAAAAGGTTTATTGGGTAAACTTGGAGGAGGTTCGGGAAGTATATTAGGAGGCGTTGTTTCCAAGTTTGGTAAATTTGGTAAGATGTTAAATCCAGTCACAGCTGGGTTATTTGGTTTGTTCACAGCCGTTAAAAATGTAACCGCATTTTTAATGAAAATGGGAAGACTGGAAAACAGTTTATTCAGACAAGGTTTTAATTTTGTAGATCCATCAGGTAAACTAGCAAATGGTATAGCAGTACTCGGAGCCCAAGCCACAGATGCTTCTTTGAGTATAGATGAATTCGTAGAACTGACAAGTCAGTTTGCAACAGCATTTGGTGAGTTTGGTACTAAGACAATCACTGATGCAGTTTCAAATACACAAGACCTTCTGAAGTCACAGGGCTTCTTGGGTTTGAGTAACAATGAAATGGCTCAGGCAGTAGGTGAAATGTCTGAACAGTTCTTGAAACTAGGACTAAATGTTGAAGGACAATCAATGTTCCTCGCAAACCAAACTGTAAAAGTTTTACAAACGACACAGGCATTTACAAAATTAACTAACACGTCTAATGATGTTATCAGACAGATGGTGATGCAGGCGACTTCAATGGAAGCATTTAGAAATGCGTTGCAGATGTTACCAAGTCAATTGAGAGCAGGTGCAATGGAGAGTTCACAAGTTGCTTTCGCAGGATTGGCGGCACTCGGAGATGACCTAGGAGGTCAACTTACAACAGCATTGAGTGAAGGTATTGGTAGAGGTGGTTTACAGTTCACAGAATTTGGTCAACAGTTAGCAGGTGTATCACCAATACTATTAGACTCACTACAAGGTTTGGCCCACGCGGCGAGCAATGATGGAGATGTAGTTGGTGCATTAGATCATTTTAGATCATCAATTGGAGAAGTTGATGCCAATCAAAGACAGTTCTTAAGAGCCTTAGAGATCAGTGGTGATCCGATGGCGAAGTTTGTAATCAAACTTGCTAATATGAATGAAACTATTGATGACAACTCATTCAAGCAACTAATGTCAACAATGAGTGAAGTCAAAGCAGACCAGCTTGGTGTGGCACAAACTCAATTGGCACTTGCAATGGCAAGAGTAAGAACTGCATTCCAAAAATTACAAATTGCATTCTTGACACCAGAGACAGTTAGGGCGTTTGAATGGGGAGTGATGCAAGTGGTTAAGATGTTAGAAGGCTTTGCTGAATTTATGAAAAAGGATCTGTTTGGAATAGTTAATTCATTTATATCGTCAATAGCCAAAGGCATTACCTTCCTTAAAAACTTATTCAGTGGTGGTGCTAATGGTATGGCAGAAATGTCAACCAAATTGACAGGTGCGGCAACGAATGCCATTGGCGCTGTACTAAACAGAGCACTAGCGGCATTGATACCAGGCGGTGATAGTAAAAATGAACTTGCAAAAATGGATAGGTTGAAATTAGAAGTAAAAGGATCAAAAACACAAGAAGATTATGACGCTAATTTGAAAAAACTATATGATTACGTTTTCAACACCACAACCATATTTGGCAATGAGCTTAAATTAATAGATAAAGGATTTGCTGACAACAACTTTAAAAAAGAGCAGATGTTAAACAAGAGACTGGGAAAATACGGTGTAGACTTCAAAGGTTTCCAATATGAAGATAAGATTTTAAAAGAGAAGAACGCCAACAATAAAAAAGATTTCCAAGATCATATGGATGGTGTTACAGATGACACTAATATGATGGGTGCCAAGGCAAAATCAAACATCAAAATTATGCCAATGTATGGCGACCTAGACGCTTATGCTGAAAATCAGAGTCCGACTGTTAAGAATTTGATCGAGATCAACAAAACTTTAACAGCACAATTGGAAGAATCAAGAGCACATTCGGCGTTGGCGAACAAAGGATTGAATTACACAAAAGAACAAAGAGATGCCTTAAGAGCTATGCAAACTGATGGTGCCTATCAAATACCATAATTTACCCACTTTTTAGCCAATAATAATAGTTCTTGACAACGTCATTAAAACAATATAAAATAAATACTTTATATAGATGGAAAATAAAATTTTATGAGCTGGCGAAAATACTTCAAAGATTATAGCACTGAACTAGGAACAAAGTCTCCTGTGGGATCTACTCCTTCGGGTACTAGTGGTGCGTCACACAATCGTTATAACACTTGGTTACCAGAAGTATACGCAGGCCAACCAAATCGTATTGAACGTTATTATCAATATGATATGATGGATTTAGATACGGAAATTAACTCAGCACTAGATACTATTGCAGAATTCTGTAGTCAAAATGACGAAACAACTAAATCACCTTTTAATATTCATTACAAAGAAGAGCCAACTGATACAGAAACGCAGTTGCTAACACAGGCACTACAGCAATGGACTAAAATCAATGAGTGGAACAAAAGATGCTTCAAGATGGTACGAAACACTATCAAGTATGGAGATCAAATGTTTGTCAGAGATCCACAAACTTACAAATGGTTTTGGGTTGACCCGGGATATGTAGATAGAATTGTTGTTAACGAAGGTAAAGGTAAAAAACCTGAAGCATACTTTATTAAAAATTTAGATCTAAATATTAAAAATTTAAATTTAACTTCAGACTCATATTCAAAATTTCAAGCAGGTGCCGGTATAGGAGTTACAATGCCGATGCAATATGGTAATGTAGGTGGCTCAAGAGGTATGAACCAACCACGTGGAAATTCAGGTGGAGCAATGGGCGGTGGCGGATCGAGATTTCAAAGAGACGCAACTATACATCCTATTGATGCATCACACGTGATACATTTAAGTATGACAGAGGGTATGGATAGATTTTGGCCATTTGGTTCATCAGTACTAGAACCAATCTTTAAAACATACAAACAAAAAGAATTACTAGAAGACGCAATCATCATTTACAGAGTTCAAAGAGCACCTGAAAGAAGAGTGTTCTATATTGACGTAGGAAATATGCCAACATCAAAAGCTATGGGCTTTATTGAAAGAGTTAAAAACGAAATACACCAAAGAAGAATTCCTAACCAAACAGGTGGTGGGCAAAACATAATGGACGCAACATATAATCCGCTATCAATGATTGAAGATTATTTCTTCGCTCAGACGGCAGAGGGCAGAGGTTCTAAAGTTGAAACATTACCAGGTGGAACACAGCTAGGTGAAATAGATGATCTAAAATACTTTAATGACAAGCTGATGAAAGGTCTAAGAGTACCAAGTGCTTATATGCCTAGTACACCAGGAGATCAAAACACAGCATTCACTGATGGTAGAGTAGGCACAGCCTACATACAAGAGTTTAGATTTACGAAGTTCTGTAAAAGAATACAGAGTTTTATGCAACCAGGTTTAGACAGAGAATTTAAAATGTTCTTAAAACACAGAGGTATAGAAATTGACTCGGGTGGTTTTGAACTACAATTCAATGAACCACAAAACTTTGGAAAATACAGACAGATCGAATTAGACACACAACTAGTCAACATATTCTCACAGATACAACAGATACCATACATTTCAAATCGTTTTGCAATGAAACGTTTCTTGAAGTTAAGTGAAGAGGAAGTACACGACAACCAAAGACTTTGGGCAGAAGAAAATAAAAATATGATGCCAGCCGATACTGGTGAGTCACCAGAAGGCCTAGGTTCAGTTGGTGCTTCTCCGATTCCATCTAACTTTGGTGCTGGTGGAGATATGCCAGAACCTGAAATTAACACAGGTGACCAATCTCCTATATCAGGAGGCCAAGGTCAATCACCAGAAGGCAATGAAGGTGGCGATGGTGGTACTGCCTAGTTTATGGCAAGTTCAAAAAAACCATATTTAAAAGTACGACTTGTTCCTGAAGATTCTAAAATGAAAGATCACGCATACTATTATTATGCGATGAAGCCGACCAAGGGTGAAAAAAGAACACAGAAATTGAGAGTAAGAAAATACGATCCAGTTACCAGAAAACATATTTGGTGGGTGGAAAAGAAACTTCCACCACACTCAAAATAATCTTTTATAGTTTAATAATATAATAAATCGCGAATCCAAAAACTAATCCTTTAATGAATGCTATCCAGCAGGCACTATACCAGGAGATACCGCACTCCTTCATCATAGATTTCGTTATATCTTTGTGCCATTTAAAGAATCGTTTCATACAAATATTTAAATTGTTTGGAAACTGAGTTTAGTGTATAGTTAAATTATCTTGACTTATATATACGTCGCCTTGCAGTCGCTCAACAAGATAATTTGCGACTACTTTTAATTTTTTTAATTCTTTCTTTTCGAAAGCAGTAATTTTCTTTTTGTTTTCTATCAACACAATATAATTGTTTATTGCATCAAGTTCGTTCTGAAATAGTTCTGCTACGGTTACAATTTGATCTTTCATAATACAAAGTTATTTACTAAATAAGTTTATAATGAGATACAACGAACTTAAAGAAGCATATTTTCCTGACCAAGATGATTACCACAAAGCGGGTGTCGGACAAGCAAGGAAAACTAGATTGACGTTGAGACATCTAAACAAGCTCAGAAAAGTAAGAGAAATTAGACGTCAAGACCAAGAAGAAAATGCTGAATTTGTTGCAACAATGTACGGCCAACCGCCGGCAATGTAAAGATAAAGATCTTTATTATAGTACGTTTTTTCACGTTGTGATTCAAAAAACGTCTTTTTCCACCTGAAAACCCGGTGATCTGCACAGAAACTTGTAAATAAAAGATATAACTATTATTATAGTCGCGAATATACTATACAAGGAGATATCGATATGTCAGAAATGAGTTCAAAACTAGAACAAGTCCTTGAATATCTAGTAAACGGCGAGCAAGACAAGGCAGAAACTTTACTGCACGATGTCATCGTTGAAAAAGCTAGAGGAATTCACGAAGAACTTGTTAATGCACAAGACGAAACAGTAGCGGAAGAAACTAAAGACGAAGCAACTGAATCAACTGAAGCAACAGAAGTAACTGAAGAATCTAAAGACGAAGACGCTAAAGAAGAAGCTACAACTGAAGCAAAAGAAGAAGACGCTAAAGAAGAAGCTACAACTGAAGCAAAAGAAGAAGATTCAAAAGAAGAAACTACAGAAGCAGTAGGATCTGAAACAGGTGATGCAGAAGCTGATCTTAAAGATGAGTTAAAAGCAAAAGCTGAATCAGATGCTGAAGAAATTGACTACGAAGAAACTAACGAAGATGATGGTGACGAAGACGGTGAGTCAGACAATCACGATCACGAGGAAGTTGAAGACAGAGTAGAAGATTTAGAATCAGCATTAGAAGATCTTAAAGCTAAATTTGATGATATTATGAACGGTGAAGGCGAAGGCGAAGAAGAAGCTGAAGTTGAGATGCCTGCAGATATGGAAGCTGATGAGTCAACACAAGAAGTTGAAACACCAGTTGTTGAAGCAGAGTTGAAAGCAGTAGGTAACGTAGCTATGCCAGACGGTTCAGATAACACTAAATCACCAGTAGCATCACCTAATATGAAAGATATGGGAGCAACACCAGTTGCATCAACATCATCGGACGAAAAAGGCGGTTCTGCACCAGCACCTAAAGATATGGGTTCTAGTAACACAGGTGATATGAAGGAAGCACCAAAGGCTGACAACACAGATGGTTCAGATTCATCTGCGAAGTCACCAGTAGCCAGCAAGTAATTGCTGAGTGTTAAGGAGATAGATTTATGGTTCAATTATTAAACGAAGCATTGACATTTGATCAAGCACAAATCGAAGTATTGCACGAAGGTAAAGATGGTGCAAAAAAAGATCTTCATATGAAGGGTGTTTTCATTCAAGGTGGAGTTAAAAACCAGAATCAAAGAGTTTATCCAATTTCTGAGATCTCTAATGCGGTAGGTAATATCAAAGAGAGATTAAATTCAGGATATAGTGTTTTAGGTGAAGCGGATCACCCAGACAATTTAACAGTAAACTTAGACAGAGTTAGTCATATGATTACTGATATGTGGATGGATGGTCCAAATGGCCTAGGTAAACTTAAAATAATGCCGACACCAATGGGAAAGATAATAACTACATTATCTGAAAGTGGTGTTAAATTAGGAGTTAGTTCTAGAGGATCAGGTAACGTTAACGAGAGTGGTGAAGTTCAAGGTTTTGAAATCATTACAGTAGATATTGTTGCCCAACCGTCAGCTCCGGATGCCTATCCAAAAGCCATTTATGAAGGCTTATGGAATATGCGTGGTGGTCAGAAACTTTTTGGTTTAGGAAATGCGGCTTTGCACGATCCTAGAGCACAAAGACATTTGGCTGATTCTATAACTAAACTAATAGAAGAGCTAAACAAGAAATAAGGAGAATCAGATGGCAGATATTACAGAAATCTTTGGAACTGATGGTTTATCTGAAGACGTTAAATCAAAAGTTCAAGAAGCTTGGGAGAACAAGCTGTCTGAGGCGCGAGAGGACATCTCTGCAGAATTAAGAGAAGAGTTTGCTCAACGTTATGCGAATGACAAAGCTAACATAGTGGAAGCTATGGACAAAATGATCGGTGAAGTAATGAAAAAAGAAGTTTCAGAATTTGCTGAAGATAAAGCTAAAGTAGTTGCTGAAAGAGTAGCAGTGAAAAATAGTTTAGCAGAACATTCAAAAATGTTGGAAAAATTCGTTTCTAGCGTTCTTGTAAAAGAAGTAAAAGAGTTACAAGAAGATAGAGGTGCACTTAAAGGTCAATTTACAAACTTGGAAGAGTTTGTAGTCAGACAACTCTCCAATGAATTAACTGAATTTAGCCAAGACAAAAAAGATGTTGTTGAAACAAAAGTTAAATTAGTATCAGAAGGTAAGAAAATTATTGAAGATACTAAAGCGGCTTTCGTAAAAAGAGCATCAGACATTGTTGAGAAAACGGTTACTTCGACACTTAAAAATGAAATGAAAGCACTTAAAGAAGATATTAAAGTCGCTAAAGAAAATGACTTTGGTAGAAAAGTGTTTGAATCATTTGCAGGTGAATATATGAGTTCATACCTTTCAGAAGGTGGTGAAATTCGTAAGTTGCAGTCACAACTTACAAATGAGAAAGAAGCAACTGCGAAAGCAGAGGCGGCCCTTTCAACAAAAGATGACCAAGTTAAAACTATGGAAACTAAAGTTAGAATAGCAGAAGATAAAGTTGCTAGAGAAAAAACTTTAACCGAATTAGTCGGTCCATTAGCAAAAGACAAACGTCAGGTAATGACTGAGCTATTAGAATCAGTTCAAACTGCAAATTTAAAAAAGCAATTTGAGAAGTATCTACCAGCTGTATTAAACGAAACAGCGGCGCCAGTGGCAAATGATGATAAAATTATTATCACAGAGCACACAGGTGATAGAGAAACTGAGCAAGGCTCAGACAAAACAAACAACGATATCGTTAATATTAAACGACTAGCAGGGTTAAGGAGTTAAACTATTATGTCAGATAAAATGATAACTGAAAATTGGGACAACACTAAAACAGCTCTACTGGAAGGTCTACAAGGCCAAAAGAAAGACACTATGTCTGCTGTGTTAGAAAATACACAGAAATATTTGGCAGAGGCCGCTTCAGCAGGTGCAACAGGTGCCGGCAACGTTGCCGCACTAAACAAAGTGGTATTACCAGTAATTAGACGGGTTATGCCTACTGTAATCGCGAACGAGATCATCGGTGTACAACCAATGACTGGTCCGGTTGGGCAAATCCACACATTAAGAGTAAGATACGCAGAAACAGATCAAGGTGTAACAGCCGGTTCAGAAGCACTATCTCCATTCCAAATAGCAAGAGGTTATTCGGGTGAAGAAGGTACTACAACTGATACTGCGGCGGCTACAAGTTCGTTAGAAGGTAGAGGTGGTAATAAATTATCAATCCAAATCTTAAAACAAACAGTAGAAGCAAGAACAAGAAAACTTTCAGCAAGATGGACATTCGAATCGTCACAAGACGCTAACGCGATGCACGGTTTAGATGTTGAAGCGGAAATTATGGCCGCTCTTGCACAAGAAATAACAGCAGAGATTGATCAAGAGATTTTATTCTCTCTAGAATCATTAGCATCAACTGGTGGTACATACGACCAGTCAGCGGCTACAGGTACTGCAACATTCGTCGGTGACGAACACGCGGCATTTGCCACTATGATTAACAGAGAAGCTAATAGAATCGCTCAAAGAACAAGAAGAGGCGCAGGTAACTGGGTTGTATTATCACCAGTAGCTTTAACAGTTCTTCAATCAGCGACAACTTCAGCTTTCGCAAGAACAACTGAAGGTACTTTTGAAGCTCCAACTAATACTAAAATGGTTGGTACTTTAAACGGTGCAATGAGAGTATATGTTAACTCATACGCTCCAGATTCAACACCAGCACTAGTTGGTTACAAAGGTCCAGGTGAAGTAGATGCCGCGGCGTTTTATTGTCCGTACATCCCATTAATGTCATCAGGCGTTGTAATTGATCCAACTACGTTCGAACCAGTAGTAAGCTTTATGTCTAGATACGGTTACGTACAATTAGACAACACAGCTTCATCTCTTGGTAACGCAGGTGATTACTTGTCGAAAATTGCTATTACTCACGGTAACTTATCGTTCCTATAATCGATAATTTATTGTTCAGTAAGAACAACATTTCTAAAAACGCCCGGTTTTATGCCGGGCGTTTTGCATTACAGCAAATCAGCACATTAACAATCCTTTTAACAAAATGGCTAAATATTTGTAGGAGAACATAACATATATGGCGGCCAAGACAACAAGACGATCATCGGGTACTATTCACTTCGCACCAGAGGTTACGTTTGCTGGTAACACAGCGACGATCAGCTCTACGGACTTGTCAATAGGTGATAGTTTACTAACACTTAACAAGGGTAATTCATCATTGCCATCAACAAGCGGTATTGAGATAGAAGAAGCTGGATCGATCATATCAAGTATAAAATACACCGAAGCAAGTGGAAATGGTACTTGGTCATTTCTAGGAAAAGGTACGTCAAAAGTAGATTTTAATAATGCTACATTTGAAAACTTTGCATTAGGTACAATATCAACAGTTGATATCAATGCAGGTACGATTGATGGTGTAACAATAGGTGCCTCATCACACTCCACAGGTAAATTTACAGATTTAACAGCCACAGGAACAGTTAATTTAGGTTCTGGCTCAGTAACAGCAACAACATTCACAGGTGCATTAACAGGAGCAGTTAATGGTAACGTGACAGGTAACCTAGTAGGAAATACAACAGGTAACGTGACAGGAAATTTAATCGGTGATGTTTATGCAAGTAACACGACAACAAAAATTTTAGATGCAGGTACAAATGGTAGTGACGCAACGATACAAGCAACACTAACAGGTAACTCAACAGGAATACACACAGGTAATGTTAGAAAAGGTGACGGCACAGTGATAGTAGACGTGTCAGCATCGCCGGCGTCATTCACAGGACAAGTTTCAAGTATTGCTAATTTTTCTACAGCAAACTTAACAGAACACGCAACAAAACTTTATTTCACAGATGCAAGAGCTGACGCTCGTATTGCCGCGGCAAGTATTAATGCATTATCAGATGTCAATACAAGTGGTATAGCAACAAACAATATTTTACAATGGAACGGTTCACAGTTTGTACCAACTACAGTAGGCTATTCAGTTGCTAATTGGCAGACGGCCACTCATACAACCAACAGTACAATTAATGGTACATCATTAGCGGCAGGATCGGCAAGTGGTTTATCAGATAATATAGTGGTTGTAGGCTCAACTAAAGTTAGAATTGAAGCACATTCAAGATACAAAATTACCGGTTCAGGTAATTGTGATTTTTATGCTCAATTAAAAAGAACATCAGGAACGCCAGCTGTATTGGCAGAAGAAAAGTATTCAGTAACAGCAACCACAGTACAAACAATCAATTCAAATTTTGATGTGTTTGAAACTGTTGGTGCAGGCACTCACACTTATGCAATTGAATTTTTTGCAAGTGCTAATACTATTTCATTAGAAACAAATCCAGCACAAACAAGTGGAACAGCAACAAGTTACATACAATTAACAGAAGTTATTGTTAATGGTAGTATTATGCAAAATGTAATAGAAGATACTACTCCAGAATTAGGTGGAGCCTTAGACGCCAAAACATTTAAAATTTCTAATTTAGGTGCACCGGCGGCGAACACGGATGCGGCAACTAAACAATATGTTGATGATCAAGTAGCAACGGAAAACACCATTGCTGAAATGAATGACGTTGACACATCAGGACTTGCTAATAACAAAATTTTAAAATACAACAGTACATCAAGCAAATGGGAAATAGCTGATGACAACTATGAAGATGGTATCGTAAATGTAGTTGAAGATGCTACTCCACAACTTGGTGGAGATCTAGATTTAAATACTGCTCAGGTATTTGGATCAGGTAGTATTAATATTACTGGTGGTGTTACAGCAACACAAACAGGTGCATTTAAAGATGGAACATATTCAGGTAACGTGGTTATTACAGGTAACTTAACTGTTAATGGTGACACAACAACAGTTGATGTGCAAACATTAGAAGTTGAAGATCCAATTATTATTTTAAACAAACATTCATCACAGCCAGCAAACAACACCACTGATGCAGGTATTATGGTACAAAGAGGATCAAGTGAAAATAATGCGGCTTGGTTCTGGGATGAAACAAGTGATAGATTTATAGCGGCAACTACAACAAGTGATGGTACTGCTACAGATATTACAGTTACGGCAAACGCAAATATGCAGGCCGGCACAGCATACTTAACAGCAACAACGGCTCAATATGCTGACTTGGCAGAGCTTTATACATCAGACAAAGAATATGATGCAGGTACTGTTGTTGTACACGGTGGCTCAGCTGAAGTAACACAATCAACCACAAAAATGGATCACAAGGTTGCAGGCGTTGTTTCTAGTAATCCAGCATACTTAATGAACAGCGAAGAAAAAGGTACAACAGTACCAGTTGCATTGAGAGGTAAAGTTCCTGTAAGTGTAATGGGACCAGTAGCAAAAGGTGATCTAATTGTAACCAGTGATACTCCAGGTGTTGGAGAAGCACACCCAGGTGTAACTAATTGTGTATTCGTGATTGGTAAGGCACTTGAAGATGACGATACTGAAAACCTAGTAAGATTGATTAACGTATTAATCTAGTCATACTTTCTTTTTAATTCTTGTATTATATTTTCATTGAAATCTTTATAAACGTCAGCCCATTTTTTAAAGTCTTTTAACATCTCTTGTACGTGATAATAACTAATAGGATATGTGAAAAACGGATAGTTTGTTTTTATATCAATGTATCTCTGTTCTAATTTCTGTAAACTGATAATATCATATTCAATATCAAGTCTCAATTGTGGGAAAAAATGTTCTTGCAAGAATATGTCATACACGAACCTGTGGCTTGAATTTTTTAGATCAAAGTTAATACGGCATTCTGCTATTTCAAAATACAAAGCTCTTACAGGATTTATTCCTTGCCTGTATTTGGTTAATATACTGGGAAATTTATAACGTTGATCGAGTGTTCTCAAGTTACTAGTTATTGTGTAATATACATCTTCTATATCATATCTTAATTGTAAATCTGTGTCAGCAGTATGTTGGCTATAAAAATTATAAGCGTCTACTAATATTTTGTGCAAGGCTCGTTGTTCATCTTTATCAACACCGTCCATATACTCATAGAAATCTTTCTTTGTGATTCCGTAGTCAGAAAGATAGTTTGCAAGAGTTTTGTTGACAGCTCTTTTCTTTCGAAAGTGTTTTAAATCACCGATCATACGGGCTTGATGTATTTGATAAATGTTACTCATATTGCTCCAATAGTATTACTATTTAGGCATTATGCATTACGGCAAACAAAGCTTTTTAATCTTCGCGATGTTTTTCTTGCTGTTTAACGTAATTTTAGCGCCGCTGTGTAGGGGTTTAGGCCATTTGCCTATGTCTACCCACGCATAACCAGAACTTTCGTCATTTAGTGAAGGAATGAATTCTTTCGGAGTAATAATAACGTATGTATAGTATATAAATCCGTTGTCGGGTGATTTAAACGTGTCAAGAGGATTTAACTTTTCCATAGGAGGAACGAAACCCATTTCTTCAGTTAGCTCTCTACGTAAGGCATCAATTGGTTGTTCGCCTTTTTCAATTTTACCACCCCAGAAACTCCAAGTGTTGGGATATGAAACCCTTTTACTTCTTAGGTTTAGTAACATTCTTTTTGTGTTTTTTGCTACGAATGTAGTTCCTACCGCTTTATACATAATAATTTCTCTTTAGTATTATTGCTTATTATAAGAGAATTGGGCCTATGGTGCAAGTTCTAATTTCCAAAAACCATTTTTATATTGACCTAGATAACTGTCAATCCACTGGGCTCCTGTCCATTTATATTGTGATCCTGTGTTAGTGTTTGTTACATATTTGACTACTTCTGTATCTGATGCATTTAAACTAATAGTCCATTTTGATTGGCTACCATCATATTGAATAATGTCGTTTTCACTTGCTTCAAATGTTGAACCCCAGGCTACTGTGCCTTTTGGAATAGGATTAACTAATAGATATCTTTGTCCGTTTACTACAGCTGGCAAAGTACCATTTGCAGTTGGTAGTGGAAAAGCTGTTTCAGGATCAATAATTTTATCAACTGCCGCTTCTGTGTTATTCGGTAACGTTGAAGTGTCAATTGTAAAAATTAATTTATTAGGTTCAGTTGGATGAAACGCAATAGTACCATATATGTCTTCTGATGAATCAGTTGGTTCACCGGATTGTCTTAAAATTAATCTTGAAATTCCTGCTTGTAACTGACCATAAATTTCTAGAAATTCTTTCCAACTTTCATTGTCATTCTTACCGTACGCACCTAATAATGAAACATTGTTTCCTACGATTGATATTTGTGCATTCTCAGGAGTGACAACATTTGTTCTAATTTGCCCTTCGAAGTTTTCAAAGAAATTAATAAATCTTGGATCGTAATCTAAATCATCAATTGAATCTGTGCTGTTTACTCTAGCGATAATTTGTTTAATGATAGATTGCTTTTTAACTTTAGCAGGCGGATTTAACCATATAGGTAAACTAAATGTTAGTGTAGCAACATCTAATTGTGTATCTGTTCCTTGAGGTACTGCTTTTGAACTCCATACGATATCAATTAATTCTACGTTAGTGATATTAGTCCAGTCTAATGGATTATCATTTGCCTGCAATTCTATTGCTGGATTGAATAATACTAATACTTGTTCCATAAGTTGTAGTTTTTGATCTGTGTTTGAACACCATATATCTACTGCCATATTTAAATTGTATGGTACAGGCATAAATCTTTCTACGGTATATGTGTTACCAATTTCAGCTGTGTAATCTTTTGATGAAGTATCATATTTTCTTTCCGCAACTTGTACTTTATCAACCAATCTTGGCTCTTGTAATCTGTCTCTTGCTATTTGTAAGTTAGTAATATATGCACTCATAAATGGACAAGAGTTCATTACGTTTTCTGAATTATGTCTTAGAATATGAGCTACCATTCTTGACATATCTGCATATCTCACTGGTACTCTTATATAGGAATTACTATCACTATTATTTTTCTTTCCAGTCTTGATAGAAAAATCATCAAACAATCTTATAAATTGTAAAATGTATCTTCTTATTTGCTGATCATACCAATATTGCATCTTTTATCCTTTAATCTGTTTTAGGTTTTACAACCTTACTTAGATATTCTCTTTCTTTATTGTTTGAACCTTTTCCTGCTTTATCATTATTGATAAACGAATCAAGTTGTTGATTGCTTGACACATATGAACCTCTGAAGTCATCGCTGACTTTGATGTATCTATTTCCTTCTTTTCTAAATAATCTGTTTGGTGCATAATCAACACGCAACACATATTGTCCTTCTGTAATCGAAGGAGGAAATGATGTTCCAGTATGTGCTATTGTCAATCCTAATCCTGGTTTTCCACTTTGTGATTTTGGATTAATTTTGTGTGTGTCTTTTTCATTTACATATAAGTGACCTACATCTGACCCTTTGGTTGGAACATTTCTAGTAGCTTCGTTGACAACGGCTTCATTAATATTAAGTTCATCTTGATAAGTTGATATAATATTTTTAAGATCACCTGCGTCTTTACCGCTACCAAGGATATCTCTAAACTCTTGTGCGTCTTGCATAGCAACTGCCTTACATCTCCAGATATGTGGCCACCAACCTGGATCGTAACCTTCTTGACCTCTAGCGGCGTCTTCAACCACATAAAATTTGTTTATCGCCATATCTTCTTTTGGTGAATAAGAAGATGTTGTTGCACTAGCAGAACTCTTATCTCCAGTAACAACTTCTCCTGTTTGGAAGTCTGCGCCGACTGTTACTCTAACAGTTTTTGCATCGTGGTTGTAAGCAATAACGGTGGCAGTTGCTCCTGATGTTCCACCAGTTATTGTCTCGCCTTTGCGAAACTTTTTACTTGGTTGTGATGTCAACGTCATTGTTGCACAATCAAGTCTTAAATCATCACGTTGGTGTGGCAATTCAAAAACATCACCTGGCATAATTTTTCTACCAAATCTATCCATCATATCATTTATATGGAACGTTAGATAGATAGTATCATTGGTTTGGAATAGGCCAAATTGTGTTAAATCAAAATCTTGATCTTGAACGGAATACACTCCACGTAAATCATATACGTCAGGGTCATAATTTCTATCCCTGTTTTCTAAGAATAATAAATCTTGTACATTAGTAGGACTTACATTTGTATTTGTTGGTTGATCAGAAGATACACTATCTGTCTGTGCGTGAGTACCTAATAGTTTGTGTACAAATATACCTGTACCACCTACTAAAAAGTGTTCTCTTACAACACGATCAGCAAATCTGTAATCATTCCCTTTATCTGGTTTCCATAAGCTCAGTCTTGGCATAATAAGTCCTTATAAGTCCTTTATCTAGTATTTATTGATTTAATAATCTTACTAAATAGTTATACAATGGCAAAAGAGCAATCAAAACGACAGGAATTGATAACTGATATTAAAACTATACTAGGTGACGGTATGGTTGATGTAGAGCTTGATCCCAAGCACTACGAACAGGGTATTGATTTAGCTGTAGATAAATTTAGAGCAAAAAGCGATAATTCCACAGAAGAAGCATTTATTTTCCTAGAAGTACAGGCTGATGTTAATGAATATACACTATCAGAAGAAGTAATTGAAGTGAAACAATTGTATCGTAGATCAATATCTGGATCAAATAATTCAGTAGATATGGATCCTTTTGAATTAGCATACACTAATCTTTACTTTCTACAAGGTGGTAGAATTGGTGGTTTGCTAACTTGGGATGCATTTGCACAATACCAAGAAGTTGTTAGAAGATTATTTGGTGGACATTTAAATTTTAAGTACAACCAAAACAACAACAAGTTAACATTGATGCGTAGACCAAGAGCACAAGAAAACGTATTGGTACAATGCTTTATGGAAAAACCTGTTGAAACATTGATTACAGATAGATATGCAAGACCTTGGATAAGAGATTATTCATTAGCACAATGCAAGATGATGTTGGGTGAAGCAAGATCTAAATATTCAAGTTTACCAGGTGCTCAAGGAAATGTCACGTTAAATGGTGCTGATCTAAAAGCAGAAGCCCAAGCGTCAATTGAAAAACTTGAAAGAGATATTGAATTGTACGGTTCAGGTGAAGATCCATTAACATTTGTCATTGGCTAATTAAAAAAAATCTGTTATAATAAGTTATGAGTATTAATTTTAGAGTACATCTTACGGGTTCAAAAAACGTAGAATTAGATTTTAAAACCTATGGCCATTCTTATGTTAAATTGTTTGAAGATAGTTTAGTTGATGCAATACATAATAGTTCTTTAAGACATCCATACAAGGTATATAATTTTTCAGATCAGCAAACTGAAATAAAAGAACAACTTGATAAAATTAATACTACCATTGACGCAATCAACAATTCACAATCTGATACATTTATAGATAGAAAAATTAATTATGACACCTATGCAGATGATGTAAATTATGTACACACGCACTTTGTAGATTCACACGTTTCTGAAATAGATGGAGAAGCATTTGGTGATTTAAATAATCACTTGCACGGCTTAGAAATTCTGCAAAGTCCAAGGCAAGACAACAATGCAATAGGACAAGTTTATTTAGATTTTCATAATAAAAAGTTTTTTGATATGCCAGAATCAGCGTTGGAACATTTTACCATATCAAGAAAGTATGGAGAATGTTACGTGAACTATTGTCAAATAGGTAGGCATATTTTTGAGATGTTTAACAACCAAGACGAACACGCACACGATGACCATATCATTCCACTAAACAAAATTAGTGGTAGTGCATATATTTGGTTAGGACCAAACACTGGTTTCGAAACGTTCAAACAAAAAACAAAACAAATAGAAGAATGGTTTACAACTAATAGTATAGGTAAAAAAATTGGTATGGATTGGGGCGACCCTAAATTAGCAATAGGTTGGCTACCAGTTGGAAGAATGACAACAGACATAAATTATGAAAAATTAATTGGAATTAATGAAATTAAAAAAGTTGACTATTTGGATGAAACAAGTTAGTATATGATATGATAGTTGGATTAGTAGGTTTTATAGGTTCAGGAAAAGATTCAGTAGCAAGACATTTTGTAGACAGTGGCTTTACAAGAGACTCCTTTGCGGCACCATTGAAAGATGCCGTGTCGAGTATTTTTAATTGGCCAAGAGAAATGTTAGAAGGCGACACAGAACAAAGTAGAATGTTTAGAGAAGCAAAGGATCAATGGTGGTCAAGTAAATTAGAAGACAAAGGTTTTACACCACGATGGGCTTTGCAATACATTGGTACAGAAATTCTAAGAGATCAATTTAATCACAACATATGGCTTCATAGTCTAGAAAATAGATATATGGCTACTGGCAGAAAACAAACGGTGGTCAGTGATTGTAGATTTAGAAATGAAGTAGGTTTAATTAAAACACTTGGTGGTTATGTGGTACGAGTAAAAAGAGGTGACGAGCCACATTGGTATGACACAGCCAAAGAAGCCGCGGCAGGCGATCAGTTCGCACAGCATAGTTTATCTGAAATGGGTGTACATCAAAGTGAATGGGATTGGGTCAATACACGAGTAGATTTTGTAGTAGAGAATTCCGGATCTTTAGAAGATCTTAAAACCAACGTAAGCGACATTGTCGCTAAAATCAAGAATAAAAAATAATATTCCTAATTAAAACGACAAGTGCTCGGTAGTTTCTACCATAGGTAATTCTGCTGATGAGACTGGTTCAATGTCTAATGCATCATATTCTTCTCTGTCGATGTTCCACTCTTCGGTGATAACAAAATCATCGGCAACCATTTCTGCTTTGAAATTGACTCTACCATTATCAGCGGCCCATTCGGCATACGTCATACCGTATTTGTCTTCGTAATACTGTGAACTTGTACCAGCATTAACCCTGCCTGATATTAAATCACTAGCTCCTGCTGATCCATCAGTTTTCCAAGATATCATCATAAGTTATTTTCCTAATAATTATTCGTTAAAAGTCAAGTGATCGTTAGTTTCTGTTACAGGTAAGTCTTCACCGTTAGCTTTATGGTCAATTGCTAGTGCATCGTAAGCCGCTCTATCAATATTCCACTCTTCAGTGATAACAATATCGTCACCGACTATGTCCCAGCTGTAATTTAATCGACCGTTGCTTTCAGCCCAAGTAATATAGTCACTGTGGTTTGAACCTTCTTCTAACCAATTTCTAACTGTATCAACTGCGCCTGCAGAACCGTCTGTTTTCCAAGATATCATCATAGTAATATGCTCCTTTGTAATATATATATATTAATGTATGTATTTATATTACTACGAGCTATACTCTATAATTTAACGTCTATACCCATAGAACGTGCTTGTCCGCTTACAATTTTAACAGCTTGTTCAAGGTCGTGTGCATTAAGATCTTCCATCTTTTCTTTGGCTATTTCTTCTACTTGAGCCCTAGATAATGTTGCAATCTTTGATCTACCGGGAGTTCTAGCACCTTTTTTAATCTTTAATTTTTCTCTAATTAAAAATGATGTTGGAGGTTGTTTAGTAACAAAAGTAAAGCTTTTATCTTTGTATACCGTGATGACAACAGGTATAACTTTACCCATTTTATCCTTGGTTTTGTCATTAAACTGTTTGCAGAAGTCCATTATGTTAACACCTTTTTGACCTAGTGCTGGACCTACTGGTGGCGCCGGATTGGCCTTGCCTGCTTGAATTTGTAATTTTAACATTCCTGTAATTTCTTTTGCCATAAAATCCTTTGTTAGACACAGATAATACGAAGTTTTAGTGTTGTTGTCAACCGGCAATATTACAGCTTATCAGCTATTAAACTACCTTGTTTCCAACCTATTTCTTCTACTGCTTTTATACGACCACAATTAGCACATATTGTTTTTAAATTATTCCAACTAGCATTTTTTAAATTACCATCTATGTGATAAACATCCATCTGTGCAGGATGTTTGGATTTAAAGCCACATTTTTCGCATATAGATTTTTTTCTATATCCGGCTTTTTCCCAAGAGCTTTTAAACCCAGTCTTTAAACCTAGACCTTCTTTAATGCATTGATCACACTTACTACGATAGTAAATTTTTCCTTTTCTTTTATAGTTAAAGGCACTTGGCCTTTGCTTACATTTAGAGCATAAGGGTCTTACGTGCTTTAATTCGCTGGTGTCGTTTATATTATCCATATATTGTATTTAATACCTTTAAAGGCGATATTGAATTGGGTGCTTTTTCCAGAAATACAATAAATATAAGCATTAACATAGGACTAGTTTATATTATTATTACAACAAATATAAGCAGGGAGGAAAAAAGATTATGCCAACATTAGTATCACCAGGTGTATCAGTTTCAGTTACTGATGAATCGATGTATGCTCCAGCTGGCCAAGGAACAGTACCACTAGTAGTAGTTGCGACTTCTGAAAATAAAACAGATCCAAGTACTAGCAATACAGCAGTAGGTACAACTTCGGCAAACGCAGGAAAACCATACTTGATCACATCACAAAGAGAATTGGTTACAACCTTTGGCGAACCTAAGTTTCAATCATTAGCTGGAGTACAGTTAAATGGTGACGAAAGAAACGAATACGGTTTGCTATCAACATATTCATATTTAGGAATCTCAAATCGAGCTTATGTAGTAAGAGCCAACGTGGATTTAGCCGAGCTAGAAGGAAGTTCAACAGCTCCTGAATTAGCCCCGGCAAATGGCACATATTGGTTAGACACTACAAATACAGATTGGGGAATCTTCACAGCTAACGCCACAACGTGGAATAAGCTAACACCAACAGTATTAACAGACACACCAGGCGCAGGTGGAAGTAGAGTTTCAAACTCAGGCGAAAAATCACCTGTATCAAGCTATGGTCAAGATTTAGATTACGCACTTGTGGCTTCCGTATCACCAGCAAAACTTTTCCAAAAAGTAGCAGGTACTTGGGAAGTTGTAGGTTCACCATCTTGGAAATCAGCAACAAGTGCCAACGTTTACATTCAACCAGGCACAGGTACAGCACCAACAACAGCAGTTTCAGGATCATACAGTGATGTATGGGTAAAAACTACTCCAGGTGGCCAAGGAGCTAATATATCTGTTAAATCGTACTCAACATCAACAGCTAAATGGTCTTCATTGTCAGCTAACTTGTATTCAAGAGATGACTCGGCAACAGCCACTGAAGGATCAGCATTAGCAATGAACGATGTTTTCGTACAGTTTGACGATTATGATGATAGTAATATTGCAGTAGCGATTGAAAGTAATTTCTCAGCTTCTACAACTACACTATCAACACCAGCTTTTGGTAAAACATCAATTCAACAGTATCATAACACAACGGACAAATCACCGGAAGTTATGTACAATGTAAGAGTTAGAAACGCAGGCACAGAAACATCAGTAACAGGTACAAACATAGCAACAGGGATTGACTTAACTGGAACAGAAACAGGTGTCAACTTTGAGCTTAATGGTCAAGACGTAAATGTTACAGCGGCAGGCGGAGCCGGCTCGGCAGTAACACTTGCTGAAATCGTAGCAAAAGTTAACAGTATTCAAACAAGTACTGGTAACGTTGTAGCTGAGATCGATTACAGAAGTGCAACTGATCAAAGACTAAAATTAACAAGAGCAGGCGGTTATGAAATCTACATACAAGACGGAACAACAGCTGGAAATGTAAAAGGTACAGGAACAGAAAATCTAGGTTTCACTAACAATACAAGTTCAGGCGCTACTGCATTCTTCCAAACATCATTATGGTCAGATGCAAGTTATGAAGCAAGTGCTTCAGCACCAACAAGTACTCCTGTAGACGGAACACTTTGGTACAAGTCAACACAAGACGCAGATATGTATATTGCTGAAAACGATGGCGGAACAATGAAATGGCACGCATACGCAAACAGCAAAGACGTTGCTCCATCAGGATCAACAGCGGCAGGTGGTTTAAGAGACTTACAAATTGTTTCAGCAGAACCAACAAAACAATCAGACGGTACGGCTTTAGCTAACGGCGACATTTGGATTGACTCAGATGAATTAGATTCATATCCAAAAATTTACAAATATAACTCAGGTACAAGTAAATGGGTATTAGTTGATAATACTGATCAAAGTACAGCAGACGGAGTTACATTTGCTGACGCAGTAGGTAATCCAGGCGGAGCAGATCAAGATGCACAGGGTTGGGGAACAGCATACGCAAGTTTCCATTCTGACGCACCAGATCCAGCAACAGCACCAGCTGGTATGTTATTGTTCAACACAAGATTGTCAGGTTACAATGTTAAGAAATACACATTGAACTACACTTACAATAACACAAATAACGGTAATGTATGGGTATCAACATCAGGTTTAAGAACAGATGGATCACCATATATGGGAAGATCAGCACAGAGAAATACAATAGTAGAATCTATGCAATCAGCCCTAGCAGGCAATGAAGAGATCAGAGCAGAGTCAAGATTCTTTAACATTATAGCGGCACCTGGATATCCAGAGCTGTTAGATGAGATGATTGCTCTATCTACTGATAGAAAAGAAACAGCTTTCGTATTAGCTGACACACCAATGAGACTAAAACCAAGTGGAACATCAGTTCAAGCTTGGGCAACTAACTCAAACAATGCGGCTTCAAACGGAGAAGATGGTTTAACATCGGCTTCACCATATGCGGCAGTTTATTACCCATCAGGTTTTTCAACAGACTTGTCAGGTAGTAACGTAGTAGTTCCAGCATCACATATTGCTTTGAGAACTCTTGCATTTAATGATCAAGTTGCATTTCCTTGGTTTGCACCAGCAGGCTTCACTAGAGGTTTAGTAGGCAACTCAAATTCAGTTGGTTACATTACTGACGAAGGTGAATTCCAATCTGTAACTTTATCAGAAGGTCAAAGAGATACTATGTACGCAAACAAAGTTAATCCGATTGCGTTTATTCCAAACAGAGGTTTAGTTGTATTTGGGCAAAAAACATTGGCACCAACAGCTTCAGCTTTAGATAGAATCAACGTAGCAAGATTAATTGTGTACCTAAGATACCAATTAGACTTAATTGCTAAACCGTTCTTATTTGAACCAAATGATAGAATTACTAGAGATCAAGTAACAGATACGTTTAACAGATTCCTAGAAGACTTAACGGCAAAAAGAGCCTTGTTTGACTTCTTGGTAGTTTGTGATGAAACAAATAACACTGACACTAGAATTGATAAAAATGAATTATGGATTGATATTGCGATACAACCTATTAAGGCTGTTGAGTTTATCTACATACCATTACGTATCAAAAACACTGGTGAAAGTTTAACAAGTTAATCAGTTTAAGGGATAGTGAAAGCTATCCCTTTAAACTACCTTTAATAAATTTTTTGCCTAGGCAATAATTTAATAAAGTTGTAAATATTATTATATAAGGAGCATTATAAAATGGCAACACTATCAAAATTCGGTGTACCGATAGACGGATCAACAGGGCGTGGCGGTATTTTACAACCTAAATTAAAATACAGATTTAGAGTAAGATTCACAGGCTTTGGATCAGTTGGACAATCTCCATTGCAACTTACACAACAAGTGATGAACATTACTAGACCAAAAGTTTCACACGAAGAAGTGCCAGTGCATTCATATAACTCAGTTATGTATATGCAAGGTAAACACACTTGGGAAGCTATCAACATTACTATGAGGGATGATATCAACAATAACATTTCAAAACTAGTTGGTGGTCAGGTACAGAAACAAATGAATCACTTTGAACAAACTTCTGCTGTAGCAGGTTCAAGATATAAATTCGGAGCTAAACTAGAAATACTAGATGGTACGAGTAATACTGAACTAGAGCAGTGGGATTTAGAAGGTTGTTTCTTGCAAAACGTAGATTATTCGGACGGTGATTACGCAGTATCAGAACCAGTACAAGTTATCTTGACTGTTAAGTATGATAATGCTATACACACAGCACCAGGAGACACAATATTCCCATTCACAAGTAACGGGCCTACAATTGGTGATTTAGGTTAATCCTTGATCATAAAGGATTTGTGAAATGGCAACTGAACAGGATATAGCACTACATCCGGCGAATCGTGCCGCTCATTTATACCAGAGCGGCACCTCTCAACAAACGAGACGTGCAGATCAGTTTTTCGTAGTTTTTAATCTTTACCCTTTGGTAAATGATGATTTCTTAGTACCAAAATATAATTTTCTTAAAGCATTCAGAGACAGATTGCATTTTTTATGCCATACTGTTGAAGGACCAAAATTTCAAATCCAACAAGATGTGATCAATCAATACAACAGGAAAAGAGTCGTCAATAGAAAAATTGATTATGATCCTGTGAGTTTGAGAATGTATGACACAGTTGATGGCCTGGGTCTAAAGTTTATAAAGATGTTATATGAATTTGAATTTCAGAATGCTAGATTGTACACATTAGGAAGCACAACAGAAAGAAATGGAACAAGAGATAACTACCAAGAATCAGTTTTAACAAATGAAAGCCAATTTAAACAAAATCATAATTTTGGTATGAGATCACAACCAAATCATACTCATAGATTAATCAAAAGCATTGACCTTTACCAGTTGGCTGGAACACTATACAGCAGAGCTAAAATGATACATCCTAGACTATCTAGAATGGATATGGATCAGTTTGATTATTCATCAAGTGCTGTAACAAACTTATCAATGGGATTCCAATATGAGAATTTATTGTTTGATGAGGTAGCTGTCAAGGATACAAGTTTACCAAGTAACGTCGACGGTGCCTTTAAAAAAACTAGTGGAAAATATGAAGACTGGGTTAGACCAAATGGCCCATTGGCAAAAGACACTTTACCACCTCCGCCAGACGGAATAAACTCAGTTATTGTAACACAAGATAACGAACAAGGTTGGAACGCAAATAGTAATGGATCAGCGGTCAACAACTCAGCTGGTGATTATTGGAAATCAGCTATAGAAGAAGCCAACAAAGAAACAGAGTCAAGCGACTTACAGAAATCAGTTACGAGCAAATTTTCTTTAGAATCTAATCCACACAAAGAAAAAACATCATATGATGGAGGAAACACATCAACTGATACGGAATCAGAATCTAAAGCATCGACAGAAGTATTAACTGCCGCTGGGTTAACTACTGAAATGCATAAAGCTATCAAAAATGGTCCAAGCAGTAACACGAAAAAATCTAAAAAAGAATATATTGATAAAATTAGAACTTATGAACAAGCAATTAAAAATAAAAAGATAGCCGAGGCGGCTAACAAGAATAGTATTTGGACGTAGTTATGGCAGTAGATAGTACATCAGCAGTAGAAAGTTTAGGTGCAATCAAAACAATTGTGAAACAATTTGGTAAGATTACATCAAAGATAGGTGCAGGACAGCAAGACGTCTCACAAGCCGTGTTAGAAAGTGTTGGTGGTAGACCAGAGTTCATTAATGGACAACAGTTCGAACTGATCAAAGGTATATTCTCACAACACACAAAAAATGAAAATTTGGCTACGGCGTATGCATTACTAACAACAGATGCTATGAAAAAATTTAATACAAATTATAAAGATTTATTTGAAGAAATAAATTTAGAAGAGGGCAAAGTTGAATTAAGATTTAGTCAACTAGGCGTAGCATTATTAAACAATTACAGACCAGCAACAAGCCAAATTGGTGTTAAGGTTGCACAGGATACACCTGATTACGTATCACGTAACATTATTGTTTAAGTAACCCTGGGTTAAATAACTGTATGGCACAGTTTCATAGAGGCACATATAAACCAAAGAATCCATCGAAGTATGCTGGAAAGAGACCTCCTATATATAGGTCTGGATGGGAATTGACTTTTATGAGAATGTGTGACAATCACCCGAGTGTGTTGAGTTGGGCAAGTGAGCCGGTAAGAATACCATACAGGAATCCGTATACTGGAAAATACACAATGTACGTTCCTGATTTTATAATGGTTTATCAAAATAAAAATGGACAGAAAATTGGAGAGCTTGTAGAAATAAAACCCAAAGCACAAACACTGATGGAAAAGGCCAAAACTCAAAATGATAAAGCAAAAATACTACTGAACAGAGAAAAGTGGAAAGCGGCCGGAGAGTGGGCAAAAAGAAAAGGACTCAGATTTAGAGTTGTTAACGAGGACTCAATTTATTCAATTAAAAAATAACTTGTTATTCTGGATAAATTGTGCTATGATATATTATGAATAAAAAATTAGAAGACACATTTGATCTACCAAGTATGGAAGAAGCTTTGGCAGAAACTAAAGCTGAACAGTCAAGCTCTGATAGTCAACAACCCAATAACGAAACAACTGAACAAACAGTGGTTGAAGAAGTTACAATTAAAAAAGCATTATCAACAGCAGAAAAAATTGATAGAGCATTACCACAAGTTAAAGATCTAGAATCACACGACAGCGATATGGACGTATATTCAGATGAAGCTATGAAGTCATACAAGGAACTAATGGATTTGGGTATGAATTCAGAAGCCAGACACGCCGGTAAGATGTTTGAAGTTGCGGCAACAATGCTTAAAAATGCAGTAGAATCAAAGAACGCAAAAGCAGATAAAAAGCTTAGAATGATTGAATTACAGCTTAAAAAACAGCGGGTAGATCAGCAAGATACCAAGGATCCAAACAATGCAGAAGTGCTAGAAGGTGAAGGATATGTAGTAGGAGACCGTAATAAGCTACTAGATCAACTGATTCAGAAGGTCAATGAAACCGATGATAAATCCGATAAGGAGGATAAATAATTATATGAAAACATTTACACAATATCTATCTGAAGCAGTTAAAGAAATTCCAATAAGAATTAAGTTAGCTACTGACTTAACAGATGAAATGATTGAAACTATTGAGTCTGAATTAGCTCGTTATGATGTGGTTAATGTTGCAAAACCAGTAAAAACTATTGTACAAGAACACCCATTAGATTTTGGTACTAAAATTAGAAATGCTGAAGTTGTTATTATTGACGCTACAGTTAGAATGCCAATATCAGCAGAAACATTTAGAAGAAACTTGTCTGATAAGTTAGCTATACCATATGATTACGTTGTAGTCAAAGGTGCTAATGATCCTTTAGAAGCTGAAAATGAAGCTGAAGTAAAGAGACAAGGTGCAACAGGTGAAGACTACGAACCTAAAATGGGACAAGAGTATACTGAAGAGGAACAAGGCGAAGATGGTAAAAAATTTGCTGGAGAAGAATTTAAAGCAGAATTCTTAAAGACTTTAGCAGACAACAAAGATAAAAATCCAGACAGAGCTCAAATTGAAGTAGAAGGTCCTTTAAGTGTTAAGACACCTAAAGCAGAAAAAGATACTAGTCAACCTAAAGAGGATGACAAAAAAGCAGTATCACCTTATCAAACTAAAAACACTATAGCTTTTCCAAATCACCCAAAGAAAGGGTAACTGAGTTATGGAACCAGTTATCAAACCGAATATGCAGAAGTATTCAGTCATAGTTGATGACTTAGGTGACTTTGATTTAGATGATGATAGATCAATTGCTCCGTCAATAGAATATTCTTTAAAGCAAGGCGGTATTAAAGATGCAGTTGTTGATCAACACGAGTTTAACAGAGCGGCAGTTGAGGTAAGTACAACAGCAACAGCTGATGAAGTTGAAAAAGCTTTAAGGATGGATGATTTACACGCAGAGGTACAAATTATGGAATCAAAAGAAATAGAAAACGTTAACACTGGCCCAGGTCATTTTAAACAAGACGATTTTACAAGTTCAGTAAAGAAGTCTAAAAAATTTAAATATGTTCCTGCAAAGCACGGTGACAACGGTTTAGCTGATGAAGACAAACAAACTGACGGTAAAGCAGTCAACGAAAAAGCTGAAGCTTTACTAAAAGAATATAGAAAGTTTGTTAGTGAGTCTAGCAAAACCGAGTAATGCGATACGAAGAGATAACAGAATTTAGAAGTAGAAACGAGACTCAGATATTCAGAGCCTTGCTTCAACAATATTCTAGGCCGTTATCTGATTCTCTCGCTGAATACAACAAAGCAATCCAACTAGCAAAAATCAATACACCAGCTTTAACAACTGTCAATGTTGTAAGAGATCCTATGTTTCAAAGTATGGCTAGGACTATGTTTAGGATGGGCATCGGCAAAAAAGACGCAGGTAAATTTCTATCAAGAGATGAACCAGCTGATCAACTTAGACTAATAAAAAGTTTTAGTGAAAAGAATTGGTTGCAAGTACTTCGAACAAAAGGTGGAATATCAGGTATAAAAACAGTGAATCCTGATGTACAAGCAGGAGCACCTTTCCAATTCAAGACACCAGAAAATTTAAAAGCAGAATTACAGTCAGCACCACCAAACGTATTTGGTGCCGATATTGAGAATATGATCAAAACTGAAGCTGATGTTTTCAAGTTTTATGCACTTGTTGATTACTTTGAAATTGTGTTAACAACTATGAACGTGAAAGATGCCGCTGGTAGATTCACACCTGATAATATTAAAAAAGGTTTCACGGATTTTGAACGTACAGTAACTGGCCAGTAGTAAATACTATTAGGTATGTCAGACAAATTTAAGAAAACACAGGAACGTCTAAATTCAGTTTCACCAACACTATGTTTGGCCAAATGGCAACAGGTAACGATACACTTACAAAACGGACACACGCATAGCTGTCACCACCCACAAACACACAAGATACCTTTAGAAGAAATAAAAGAAAATCCGTCAGCACTACACAACACGAAGTTCAAAAAAGAACAACGTAGGTTGATGCTAGAAGGCAAACGTCCCAGTGAGTGCCACTACTGTTGGGCAGTAGAAGACTCGGCCGGCGAACATTATAGTGACAGGATTAAAAAGTCAGCAAACAACACCTGGGCGGCACCATACTTTGATGAAGTTAAAAACAATGATCACAACTATGACGTCATACCAAAACAGATTGAAGTCAGCTTTGGTAATGTGTGCAATATGAAATGTCTGTACTGTGGTCCTGTGTTCAGCAGTGATTGGTGGAGCGAGATAAAAAATCACGGACCTTATCCCACACAAGACAGTTACAACAATCTAGAATGGATAGCAGAAACAGACAGGACCCCGTATCTAAACAGAGAAACGAATCCTTATGTGGAAGCTTGGTGGAAATGGTGGCCCACTATAAGAAGTGAACTTAAAGTGTTGAGAATAACAGGTGGAGAACCTTTGTTGAATCATAACACACAAAAATTGTTAAATGATATTCAACAGAACCCTGCACCGAATTTAAAATTAGAAATTAACTCTAACTTGGCAATATCAAATAAGTTGTTAAAGGATTTTGTCATACAGTTAAAAGTACTAGTGAAAGAAAACAAAGTCAAAGATGTACTCATACACACCAGTTGCGACACGCACGGTGAACAAGCAGAATACATACGTGAAGGTTTGATATACAACGAATGGCTAGACAACTGTGAATACGTATTACAGAATGACATACCAATACACGTGATGGTCACTGCTAATCAATTGTGCATTGATCGTTTTTATGTATTCCTGCAAGACCTATACACGTTAAAAGAAAAATACAAACTGACATACGGAGTATCGCTGTTAAACAATCCACCATTCTTGGATGTGCGTAACTTACCAAAAACAGAGTATTGGAACGCAAAATTTAATAAGGTACTTGCTTTTGTAAGTGAAAACAAATTTACTGACATCAATGAATTGAACTATATTATTAGACTAAAAAACTACTACACACAAAGTAACTTAACCAAAGAACAAATAGATAACAATAAAAAAGACTTGCTGAAGTTTGTAAAAGAAATCGACCGTAGACGTAATAAAAATTTTACTAATACATTTACTACTTTTATAAACCATATAAGCTAATACACATACAAAATAGCACATACAAAAAATGCTTAAATACATTTATGTTTAACATATTAACTCTAGATAAAGTAAGAAAAATAGAAGTTGAACCTACAACTTATTGTAACGCAGGATGTCCCCATTGTTCGAGGCATTTACCAAACACGAGCATATTAGAACCAGATATGCAAATGGATCACATCAAGCCTGAATTGATTTACAAACTCAAAGATGATTTTGGAGAACAAACTAAAAAAATGGATGTATGGTATGTGGGAAATCTAGGCGATGCATTAATGCACCCACATATGGAAGACATCTGGGAGTTTACTGCAAAGAATTTTAGATATACAGAATTGGAAACTAACGGTGGTGCAAGGAAAATTGACTTTTGGAAAAATATGGGTGAGATTAGTAAACGAAATCAAAATGCTATGATGTTTTTTTCAATAGACGGACTAGAAGATACTAATGAAATATATAGAAAAAAAGTAAAATGGGACGCATTAATGGCAAACGTTGAAGCATACCTTGGAGCTGGAGGAATGGCAACCTGGAAATGGTTGATATTCAAACACAATGAACATCAGGTTGAGGAAGCAAGAGAACTTGCTAAAAAAATGGGCTTCGTTACATTTGAACCCATATGGGCGACACGTTATGACAATACTGCATATAATAAAACGCCATACCCAAGTAAATCTTTATATGGTACTCCAGAAGGTGTACCAATGGAAAAATTTAAGCAAATGACAACGGGTGAAATACAGTTAGGGTCAGATGTAAAACAGCAAGTTGAAAAACGATTACAACAAGTAAGATATGACACTGACGTTCCTAAAATTTCCTGTAAGTATATCAAACAACAACGGATGTATCTAAATGCCAAAGGCAGAATATGGCCTTGTTGTTGGACTTCTGTCTGGGATAAATTTAATGACTTCAGACATATGGATCCATTGATATGGCCTCATTATGAAAAAGGTTTTAATGATTATCACAAGTATTCGATGAAAGAAATTTTTGGACATTCAGCTTGGGAAGAAATGACTACTGCCTGGACAGTAAAATCAAAAAATGCTTACGGTAAACAACCAATGCACCTATGCCATCGTAAATGTACAAATAACAAATGGGAAGCTTTATGTAATATCAGAGACGATTCGATCATTTCTGAATTCAAGCCAGACGCACTTGATAATGTAGCAAAAGACGAGACTAAAGTTAAAGAGTAAGTTAACTAACATATCAGTATCTTTAAATATTTTTATGATACTGTTTCCAGAAAGAGTAACAACACTTAAAATATATTATTGGATGCCAGACTACGAAAACATCCTGCAACTCTTTATGTGGCAGTTTGATGACATACCACCTGAATTTAGAAAAGCTCATAAATTTTTAAACCATTGGTATACTAACGTTGATGCTGTAATTTCTGAAGTATTCATAGCACATTCTGGAAAATACAAGCAAGTGGAATTCAATCCAGTAGACGAAATATTTAAACTTCATTAAATACGTATATAAATACTATTATGGTACACAAGAGTCTTGATGGAAATCTAACAAAAAAAGCATTTAGTAAGTCCAAATATACTGACAAAAAGTTATTGGACTTAAAAAAATGTGCTGACAAAGAGTCAGGATACCTGTGGTTTATGAAAAATCATATGTGGATACAACATCCCACTAAAGGTAGAATGAAGTTCAAGCCATTTGACTACCAAGAACGATTGTTAGAAACATACAACAGTAATAGATTTGCAATCGCGATGTGTGCCAGACAGACAGGTAAGACAACCTGTGCGGCAGGCTATTTGTTATGGTATGCTATGTTCAATCCAGACGTTTTAATTTTGATTGCGGCTCACAAGTATCAAGGTGCCCAAGACATTATGCAACGTGTGAGATTTGCTTATGAAGAAACACCAGACTACATTAGATGTGGAGTGACAAGTTATAACAAAGGATCAATGGATTTTGATAACGGATCGAGAATTATAGCACAAACAACTACAGAAACAACTGGTAGGGGTATGTCCATATCTTTGGTGTATATGGATGAGTTTGCATTTGTCGAACCACAAAATAAAGCCAGTGAGTTCTGGACTTCCTTATCTCCTACATTGTCAACAGGTGGTAAATGTATTATTACATCAACACCGAATAACGATGATGACGTATTTGCAGGACTATGGAGAGGTGCTAACAAAAAAGTTGATGAGTATGGACAGCCTAGTAGAGATGGTACAGGTATAAATGGTTTCAAAGCTATTGGTGTCCATTGGAGTGAACACCCAGATAGAGATGAAAAATGGGCCAAAGATGAACGTGCCAGGATCGGTGAAGAAAGATTTAGGCGTGAACACGACTGTGAATTTATTGCATTTGATGAAACATTGATTGATGGATTAAAACTTGTAACACTAGCAGGTAAAGATCCTTTATATAAAACGGGCCAAGTACGTTGGTATGAAAAACCTAAGAAAGGTACAACTTATGTTTGTGCTCTAGATCCTAGTTTAGGTACAGGTGGAGACTACGCCGCAATACAAGTGTTTAGTGTACCTGAATTTAAACAGGTAGCTGAATGGCAACATAACAAAACAACGGTACAAGGACAAGCAAGAACATTATTAAGCATACTACAAGATCTAGACACACAATTAAAAGAACAAGGCACAATCAGTCCAGAAATATATTGGACTATAGAAAATAATACTTTAGGTGAAGCGGCCATAGTGGCAGTAGAGGAAATGGATGAATCCAGATTCCCAGGTCAGTTTATGCACGAACCAAGACGAGCAGGACAACAAAGACGAGACGCACACAAACGTAAAGGTTACAACACAACACACAAAGCAAAAATATCAGCTTGTTCGAGACTTAAGAATTGGGTTGAAAATGGTAAGTTACAGATTAATAGTAGAAACTTGATTAGAGAATTAAAAGTGTTTGTTGCAAGAGGAAACTCATATGGAGCTAAACTTGGTGAAAATGATGACCTAGTATCAGCTAGTTTATTGTGTATGCGTTTAGTAGGGTATCTAACAAAATATGATCCTATATTTGAAAAAAGCCTAGGTGAAGACACAGGCGAAGAAGATGGCTCGATTACTCCGATGCCAATGATAATATAAAACAGGTAAATACTAGTATGGCAGTAAATTATAGCACAGTTGCAGAAAAGATTTTTAGGGTACTTAAAGGTCACGGGTATCACGTTCAGATGTTTGACGACACTGATGGTAATGAAATCTCAAATCCAGAAGACGCTAGGTTTTTTTATGTGAATCAACCTAACTTAATGGTTAACTTGTCGCCAGAAAATGAAGAAGTTAAGATGCATAAAGGACCTGAAAACATTGAAAATATTGAAAAAACCGTACAATCAGTTAAAAACTTGGCTAAAGACAACTTATTAGACTTTGATTTACGTGAATTCGGAAGGGAAATTAAGCCTAAAAATTATGCATTTAGGTTAAATAACAATACTATGTCAGATGAAAATATTAAAACAGAAAGTTATAGCCAAATGGCTGGAACTGTGAAAACTTCTAATCAAAAATTAGAAGGTGCGAAACTATTAATCAAGCACAGAAAAGCAGTTAACGAAGAAATTCCCGGATCTAGATCAAGAAACATCAAAGCATTATATATTGAAAATGCTGAAGGTGAAAGATTTAAATATCCATTCATACACTTAAACGGTGCTAGAGCAATGACTAGACACGTACAAGCGGGAGGAAATCCGTTTGATGAAGTAGGACAAAGTATTACAAATATTAGTGAAAGATTAAGCAAGATTAGAGAAGTACTAAACATAATTAGACGTTCTCCAGCTATACAAGAACAAGCATCTTCAGTGGTAACATCATTAAATTACAACCAAGATAGATTAAGAGAAACTATCAAGAAGTTAATGACTGGTGTTGGTTATGAATCATATGTTGAAAGCTATGCAAAAGCTGAAGCAAAAGAATACGATCAAGGTACTTTAGATTCAATGAAAGAAAAATTTACTGTAACTAATATTGAAAACAAAATTACAGACTTGTTACCAATGATACAAGAAATACACGATGAAGAAATTAATGACACTGACTCTTTAAGAAAAAGAGTACAAGCTAAATTAAATGAACCAGTTGAAACTCACGCACCATCAGACAATCAGAAAGCTTATGGTAGTGACATTGTAAAATACAGAACTACAGCAGATGCTGTTAGACACAGAATTGGTGAGTTAGCTCAATTAGTTAAAGATGATGAAATTTCAGTTTTCTTATCAAGAATGCACGATAAATTAACTGGAGCAGATGACCAACCAATGTCGAAAGATGACATCACAACTGTTAGAGCAATTTTAGATAAAGTCAAAAAAGATAAACCACAAGCAGTTGCAAACGCAGAATCAACTGAGGTTACTGAAGTGAAAGAAGTAGCAGATTTACAAGAAAGCTTCAACAGAATTTTAGGTGTGTTTAATCCAGATCAGATTGTTAACGAAGAGCCGGGAGATTACAAAACTGTTATGTCTTACACGGGCAAAGATGCTATGCCAAATAAAAAGCCAATGAGCTACAATGATTTTCTTAAAAAAGAAAAAGGCATTGAAAGAGGAGTAGCTGGTATCAAAGGTAATCAACACGTAACGTTTGGTAAAGAATACAGAGATCTTAAAAAAGCAGATAAACTTTCTTGGGCTGACGAATCAGTTGAAGAAGCACCAAAACCAGATTTTTTAGATTTAGATAAAGATGGCAATAAAACCGAACCAATGAAAAAAGCGGCAAAAGAAGATTTCACTCAAGCAGATGCAGACGCTGAAAAATATGGTGAAATGCAAGACTATGATGATTACAGAGATGCAGTGATGCAAGAGATTGAAAATGAACAAGGCGAGTATGCTGGCAAGTCTGATATAGAAATTGCTAAAATGTTAAGAGCAGATGCAGATTCAATTGGTTACGCAGATGTATCAGATGGTGATAGACATCCTTCAGAAGCAGAATGGTTAAACAGAATTGCTGATGAACTAGATGGGTCAGCTTCGGAAGAAGTAGAAACACCAACATCAGGTATGGATGCTCCAACACCACAAGATGGTGAATCGGTAGCACCAACTGATCTAAATAAAGTAATACTTAGAATTAAAGATTTAGCAGGTATCAAATAATCCAAAAGGAGTTATATGAAACTACCAAAGATTAAAATGCCAAAATTTTCAATGCCAAAATTAAACATAGGCGAAAAAGTAGGCAAAGCAACAGATAAAGTTAAAGGCGCAGTATCAGGAGCAACTGGTAAAGCCAAAGGCGCAGTATCAGGAACAACGAAAAAAGTTACTGGTGCAATTAAAAACTTAAATCCATTTAAAAAATAGTACTTGACAATAGAGCAAAATCAGGTATAATAATAGAATTAGTAGTGAACCGTGTTGGGGAATCAGTGTGAAATTCGCTGGCTCTACCAGGAACCGTAAAGTCGGAGTGCCAACCACTACAAGTCCGCTGTCGAATGAAGGCCTGGGAAAGTCTAGTTCTACAATGTAAAATTAACAGTGGCGAGGTACGGCAACGTGCTATAAGGAAACTGTTAATATGAATAAAACAAAGTTAACATTGATATTGTTTTTATACTATTCTGGGGTACTAGCTCTGAGTAGAATAATCCCACATCCGCCAAACTTCACACCAGTACTGGCTATGGCTATTTTTATGCCATATATGACTCGTGACATATACTTGGCAATGTTGGTTCCAATAACGGCAATGTTTGTCTCGGATCTCTATTTGGGTTTACATTCATTTATGATTTGGATCTATGGAACTATAATGTTATGCACAATTGTGAGTAGATATCTAAACTTGATAACAATGTCTATACTTGCACCTGTTATATTCTTTACAACAACAAATTTTGGTGTATGGTTAACAAGCACACTATATCCAAAAACACTAGACGGTTTAATCTTATGTTACACGATGGCGATACCTTTCTTTCAAAATACATTAATAGGCACGATATTTTATATTGTGTTGATTAAGATAATATATGAAACAATTAAAAGGAGTTACTCGTGGTTAAAAAAATCATATTATCAATATTAGTTTTATTTTGTTGGTGGGCAATCGTAAATAAAGTTCACGCCACAGAAACAAAAGAATTTAAATCAGAATCTTTCTATGAAGAAGATGGATCATTAGTAGTTAATATTACTGTCTATCTCTTGAGAGATCCTAGCAAACTTACAACAAAATCAATGAGTGTTGATTATGTAGACAAGTACACAATTGAAAATACAAATAGTGTTGACACAGTACAAGCAATACAAAGAATAACGGGTGTAACAATAGTACAATCTGGATCAACAGGTCAACAAACGTCAATCTTTATGAGAGGAACAAATTCTAATCACACAATGGTTGCTGTAAATGGAATACCGATCAAAGACAATTCAACAACAGGTGGCTTACACGACCTAGGACAGGATTTCATTAAACACATAACAGGAATACAAGTAGTAAAAGGATCACAAGGAACACTATTTGGTCCAAACGCAGTTGGTGGAGTTATTAATTTCATAACAACAGGAAGTTACGAAAATTCTATATCAACAACAATAGGATCCAATAATACAAAAGGTATAACATTAAAGATACACGAAGACATTGATAACCATTCAGTTAGTGTAATTTTAGATGGTACAAAATCAGATGGTATATCAGTGTACCCAAAGGGTGCTGAAAAAGATGGCTATGATACTCAAAACATCACAGTAAACACAAACAGTAAATTTGAAAACTTCGATATTGGAACTACGATCATTAAAAGAAATAACGATTCAGATCTAGACACAACAGTAGATGACACGGATTATACAGCAAATAATAAAATGAGTGTATACCAAGTATATACGAAAATAAAAAATGCATTAGGTTTTAGTAACTTTACTTTTTCTAGAAGTGAATATGACAGAGAGTATGTAAATGGCACGGAAATTGATGAGTATGATTCAAACACAAACACTTATCTTTTTACAAACACTTTTTTGTTTGATAAGTTTGACATAACACCAGGTGTTGAATATGAACAATACGATGGTACATTCAACAACAGAGGTTCATATACATCATCTGTAGACAAAGAAGGAGATAACACAGGAACATTTATTAACGGAAACTATCTAGTAAATGATAAACTTCTTTTATCCGCAGGTGTTAGGAATGACGATTCAAGTATGTTCAATAATTATAGCACTTACAGATTAGGTACTACATATGAACTAACAAATGATTTAACATTAAAGAGTAATTACTCAACAGCAGTGAAAACACCTACGTTATACGAACTGTACGGGGCAGACAACTATGGTTACAATGGTAATGCTAACTTACAGCCAGAAGAGTCAACAACAATGGACATAGGCTTTACATATCAAATTAATGACAAAGCAGATATGGATCTTGTTTACTTTACCACAGACTTGGACAATATGATCACGTATGGCAATAGTACATATTCGAATGCAACAGGAACTTCAAACAGGCACGGTGCTGAATTAATAATGAACACTTATGTAGATGAAAACTTTTTTGTAAGGTCAGGCACAACATTTACTATTGCACAAGACAGTGATAATAACCAAGTTACAAGAAGACCAAAATGGGATTGGTTCACAGCAGTTGATTATAAAAAAGATAAAGTTACAAATACCCTAGAGTGGATGTATACTGGAAAACATTTAGACATAGATTCTCAAACTTATGCCACTGTTGAAAAGCCAGCAGTTGATATAATTAACTTTCATTCAAAATATGAACTAAATGAAAGTTCAGACTTGATACTTTCTGTAAACAATCTCACTGATGTGAATTATGAAAGACCAGATGGATACGCACAAGATGGTAGAAATTTTTTACTAACATTTAAAGTTAAATACTAATATAAATATAGTAAAAGGAAATAAGAATGCCATACCGCAATAGTGATAAAAGGTTTGAAAAATATCAGAACATAGCATTTATGCCATTAGACATTCCATATGAAAGTATGGACTTGGAACGATTACAAGTGTTCTCTGACAGGAACTACATATGGCCACCTGATGTACACACAAATCTTTATGGTGATAAAAAAAACAAACACGGTGAGTATGTTGAAAAACATCCTCATATGATTTGGCGTATAGTTTGTTTGCGTGGACAAGGTTTTGAAAAGACTGAAGATTGGATTGATGCGGCAAAGGTAAGAACGTCTTGGTCGAATAGACTAGAACGCACACAACAAGTCAAAAACAATCCAAATTTACCAGAAGAGCTACAAGGTATAATAAAATTAATTGAACAACTGCCTATTGAATGCAACCACGCAGAACTTGTACAGCAAAGGAAAGATGTTCCATTACACAATGACGCCGCGGTAGATCTAGATTCAAGCAAACTATCTCCATATGAACCATCAGGTTTTAGATTGCTATTGAATGATGTACGTACACCAAGTTTTTATTTCTGTAAAGAACATAAACCATCTGAGAACAATCCATTGTTATATGTTGATGTACCAATGGACACTAATGCATTTGTGATCAATGAATTGGTATACCCACACGGTGCTAAAAAAATAGACGAATTAAAGTGGGTAGTGACAGCAACAGGTCCAATAGATCCTGAAAAACACTTACAATTATTAGAAAATAGCTATAACAAATACAATGATAAAATAATTCAATTTACCGAATAAAAACACTTGACTTTATCATAAAAGCTAAATATAATGTGTATATAATGTTTAAACATTTTATACATTATGGCAAAACAACACAGGCTAATATAGGCAAACATAGGCTTAATAAAAGGAGGCAAATTATATGGCATCATTAGCAGATATCCGTGCGAAACTGGCGGCACAAGAAAATAAAAGCTCAAACAGAGCATCAGTTTCAGATAACGCAATCTTCCCATTTTGGAATATACCTGAAGGCACAACTTCAACAATGAGGTTCTTACCTGACGGCGATACATCAAACACATTCTTTTGGCAAGAAAGAGCAATGATCAAATTACCATTTCCAGGTATTAAAGGAGCGGCAGATACAAAGCCAACTCTAGTACAAGTACCTTGTATGGAAATGTTCAACGAACCTTGTCCGGTACTTGCAGAAGTAAGAACTTGGTTTAAAGATCCTGCACTAGAAGATATGGGTAGAAAATATTGGAAAAAAAGAAGTTACATTTTCCAAGGTTTTGTAGTTAACTCAACACTAGATGAAGAAACTACACCAGAGAATCCTATTCGTAGGTTTGTAATCAATCCATCAATTTATCAAATTATCAGATCAGCATTAATGAATCCTGATATGGAAGATCTTCCAACTGACACTACAAATGGTAGAGACTTTAAATTGACTAAAACACAAAAAGGTGGCTATGCTGATTATTCAACATCCACTTGGTCATTCAAAGCAAGATCATTAAGTGAAGCAGAACAAGGTGCAATAACGCAATATGGTTTACATAATTTAAGTGACTATATGCCTAAGAAACCATCTCAAGAAGAACTAAATGTAATTCAAGAGATGTTCAAAGCATCAGTTGATGGTGAATTGTATGATCCAGAAAGATTTGGACAGTATTATAAACCAGCTGGATTAAACACAGGATCTAAAGCTACAACTACTTCAGTGCCAGTAAGTGCACCTGTACAAGCAACGGCAACAACACAGCCAGCACCTGTACAGACAGAAGCAGTAGTACAACCAGCACCTGTGCAGGCTGAAGTTAAAGTTGCAGAAACAGTTACAGCATCAGTAAGTGAAGCTCCTGCTACAGCAACAGCAACAGCACCAGCACCAGCGACAGCTACAACAAGTCAAAGTAAAGTATCAGCAGATGATATTTTATCAATGATTAGAAGTAGACAAGCTAACAAATAATTTATATAATATGTGCTGTGGGGTAACCCACAGCCATATTAACGAATAGGAGAAATTATGGTAAGACCGTTTGACGTTAGCAAATTTAGATCAGGGCTAACAAAAAGTATACAAGGTATATCTACAGGATTTGAATCAGATCCAGACACGTGGATATCAACAGGAAATTATACATTAAACTATTTGATCAGTGGTGACTTTAACAAAGGCGTACCACTAGGAAGAGTTACAATGTTTGCTGGAGAATCAGGTTCAGGTAAGAGTTTGATCGCTTCAGGTAACTTAATCAAGAATGCACAAGATCAAGGTATATTCTGTGTAGCAATAGATAGTGAAAATGCATTACACGAAGATTGGTTACAAGCACTAGGTGTAGATACATCAACTGAAAAGATGTTAAGAATCAATTGTTCAATGGTAGATGATGTTGCTAAAATTATTAGTGACTTCGTTATAAACTATAAAAAAGACTATGAAGGTAAAGACGACAAACCTAAAATATTGTTTATTATTGATAGTTTAGGTATGCTATTGACACCAACTGATAGAGACCAATTCCAAAAAGGTGAGATGAAAGGTGACTTAGGTAGAAAAGCCAAATCACTAACAGCACTTATTAGAAATACTGTAAACTTAATTGGTAGTGAAGGTATTGGATTAGTAGCAACAAACCACACATACGCATCACAAGATATGTTTGACCCAGATGATAAAGTATCAGGCGGACAAGGATTTATGTATGCAAGTTCTGTAGTAGTTGCTATGAGAAAACTAAAACTTAAAGAAGATGAAGATGGCAATAAGATAACAGACGTTATGGGTATACGATCGGCCTGTAAAGTAATGAAGTCAAGATTTAACAAACCTTTCGAAGCAGTACAAGTAAAAATTCCATATGAAAAAGGAATGGATCCGTATTCAGGGTTGGTTGAATTGTTTGAGAAAAAAGAATTACTTGTCAAACAAGGTAATAGATTAAAATATGTTGATAGATTCGGAAAAGAGCATTTGCACTACCGGAAACAATGGACTGGTGAACACCTGGATTTAGTTATGGCTGAGTTCCAAGAAAGCTTAGGTTCGGTAAACATAAATAAAACCAAACTAGAAACCATAGGAGCAAATGATGATGAATCACTCGGAGATAGCGATGCTACTTGAAGCTTGGAACAAAGTGGTAGAATACATTCCTCAAAAAGATAGATTGGAAGCCGCGAAAGCCTACGTAACATTATTAGATGAGTACGGCATCGAAGAACAAGATCTAGAAGAGTTCAAAGGGAGTGACGACTATTTAGAAACAGCAATATCAGACCATTACGAAGAATTAGAAGAGTATGACGATAATGATGATGATAATGAAGGTTCTGCGTACAATGAAGAGGACTATTAATGTCAGCTAAATGGTACGGACAGGTAACATCTAACCTTGGTAAGATACCTGATTGTATAGAACACTTTGAATACCAACTTGATGAAGCAAGAATTGAATGCGGGTTAACCGGAAACATTGAAAAGAATGCTTCTAAAGTACCAGGTATAGTTGAACATAGATTTAATCAATTACAAGAGATTGAAGCAATACTTGAATTTCTTAATATACAACTAAGAAAAATCAGAAGTAAACATTATAAAAAGTTTTTAGAAAATTATCAAAGAGCTTTAACATCAAATGATGTAAGGAACTATATTGACGGAGAAGATGATGTCGTTGATATGGCTAATTTAGTTAATGAATTTGCCTTGTTAAGAAATAAATTCTTAGGTTTGCTTAAAGCCATTGATGCCAAACAATTCCAGATTAATAACATCGTAAAATTAAGGGTAGCTGGGCTAGATGATGCAGAATTATTTGCAAAAAAATAGTCTTAGTTGTATAATAAGAAATGAATAAAACACTACTACACATTAAGGACGAAGTAAATGTCAAGTTTGAAAACTTGGATGTGTCTACACGTAGGAAAATTTCTGACAAATTAAAGTACTTCGTACCATACGCATATCATTTACCTGCTTACAAATTAGGTAGATGGGATGGAAACATACGTTTTTGTGACATTGGTGGAAGAACATATTTAAATTTGATTGATAAAATACTACCTATTATTGAAGATCAAGATTATACTATTGAGATTAAAGATGATAGGAAAGATTATGATTTAAAATTTGAATCAATTGATGAAGGTTATCTATCTGATATTAATTGGCCAAAGAACCATCCGGCCGCAGGAACGCCAATTGTATTGAGAGATTATCAAGTAAAAGTTATCAATGAGTTTATCAGCAATCCACAAAGTTTACAAGAAATAGCCACAGGTGCAGGTAAAACAATTATCACAGCGGCCTTATCTAAGATGTGTGAAAAGTATGGTAGAACTATTGTTATAGTACCTAATAAAAGTTTAGTAGGACAAACAGAACAAGATTATATTACTTGTGGCCTAGATGTTGGTGTATATTTTGGTGATAGGAAAGAGCTTGGTCATCAGCACACAATTTGTACTTGGCAAAGTTTAAATATTTTACATAAAAAAAGTAAAAAACAAGAAGCACCTTTTCCTATAGAAGAGTTTATAAAAGATGTAGTATGCATAATGGTAGATGAAGTACATATGGCAAAAGCAGATGTACTAAAAACATTATTAACAGGACCATTTGCACACGTACCAATGAGATGGGGACTAACTGGAACGATACCAAAAGAAGATTATGAAAAAGTAAGCTTGATAGCATCACTGGGCAAAGTGATAGGACAGTTGTCAGCAAGTGAACTACAAGAAAAAGGAGTACTAGCACAATGTCACGTTAACATCATACAAACCCAAGACTTTCAAACTTTTAGATCTTATCCAGAAGAGCTTACGTATCTTACAAGTTTCAAACCAAGAATGGTTTTTATGGCTAAATTGGTTGAAGAAATTAGAGCAGGTGGTAACACATTAATACTGGTTGATAGAATCAAAACTGGCGAAGCACTAAAAGAAGAAATACCTGGATCAGTTTTTATACAGGGTAAAACTAAACTAGAAGATAGAGAAGAAGAATATTCAGAAGTGGCTACAGAAAAATATAAAGTTATTATTGCAACATATGGAGTAGCGGCAGTAGGTATTAATTTACCAAGGATATTTAATTTGGTATTAGTGGAACCTGGAAAGAGTTTTGTAAGGGTTATTCAAAGTATTGGAAGAGGAATTAGAAAAGCAGAAGATAAAGATTATGTACAAATTTGGGATATAACGTCTAGTTGCAAATACTCAAAAAGACACTTAACGGCAAGAAAAAAGTTTTACAAAGACGCCAAATACCCGTATACTGTAAGCAAGGTAGGAATATAATGAAAATATTAACAACAGAAAATACATCATACAATTTAGACAAAGTTCCAGAAACAGCAGATGAAGTACAATATTGTGTGCTTGATACTAATAATCCAAAGAACATAGATTTCTTTTTTGTTCCATTGATTTTTATGGAAACATTCAATGCTCCAAGTATGATAATGGAAGTAGGAAAGAATACAGTTCAAATGCCAGTTGATTGGAGCGTCTTGATTGTTGAACGAGAATTAGGAATATGTGAAATGGTTCCATTGACAAGTTTAAATGACAGGGGTTTTGAAGTTTTAACAATTAATCCACTTACTCATAAGATGATACAATCCAAAGAAGTAAAAATTATAAACGTGTTCCAGGAAGTTAAATGGTATTTTCCAAAACTAAAACACGGACATATAATTGCTGTGCCATTAAGTGATAAGCCAAATTCACCTTGTGTGTTTTTTGCAAAAGATACAAATCAAATACCAGATCAATTTGATGCAGGAAATTTACTATAATGACGAAACCAAGTATTAATCTAAATCAAATGTTATATAGTATAGACATTGGTGCAAAGGACTGGTACGAGAATTTAGACAGTGAAATTAAAAAAACGTTTTCACCATACGTAGCTATGCGTTTCGCTAGTAGTATAAAAGCTAGTAAAATATTACAAGAAACATATATTCAAAACGTCAATGAATTTTGTAATAAAGACTTTTCAGTATTACAGAAGCACGAAACAGATAGTTTAATGTTCTGGAAGTTGCTTTGTTTATGTGGTGTAGGTAAAAAAATGTTTCATCCTTGGATCAAAGCACCAAAAGGTAATAAAAGTAAAAAAACTAAAAAAGTAGAATTTCTACAATCACTATACCCAACTTACAAAAGTGATGAAATAGCTTTACTATCAAACATATTAGATAAAAATGATATTAAACAATTGGCTCGTGATGCCGGACTAGAAGATAAAGAAATTAAGTTATTAAAATGAAAGAACATCTAATGGTACAACAACAGGTCAAAAGTAAATGGCAACATATGGTTGGCGTTATGTGTTTAAATCTCACATATAGAAAACAAGTTAAAGAAGTATTACCAAAGCTATTCAAGAGATATCCTAATCCAAAAGCATATCTGCGTGGACATCTAAAGACACAACAAAATATGCTAAAGCCATTGGGTATGTGGTCAGTGAGAGCAAAACGATTGCGTAAGATGAGTGAACAGTTTCTCATTTGGGATGGAGTAGAAGCAAGTGATTTACACGGCATTGGAAAATATGGAAGTGATAGTTATAAGATATTTTATAAGAATGAAATACCAGATGATGTGCAAGATAAAGAATTAAAAAAGTATATAGAAAGATTATGAAAAGTTTATTAAAAATATGGCAGTACGCATTAGGATCATTTTCGGATGACAAAACTAAAGATTATGACAGGCAAGTTTTAATCATTAGAACATTTTGGGTAATATTGCATATTGTTACTTGTTTAATGATTATACTTGGTAATGCTCATATAATGGGGTGGTGGTAATGACGTATGAATGCAAATTTTGTAAGAAAAGTTTTACCAATGAAAGTACATTAGTTGCCCATCTCTGCGAACCAAAAAGAAGATGGAACAACAGGAATGATACAAACGTGCAATTGGCTTTAAGATGTTATCAGCACTTTTTTCGTATCAGTAGTACTACTATGAAAAACGAAAGAAATTATGAAGACTTTATGGAAAGCAAGTATTATACAGCATTTGTTAAATTTGCAAATTATGTAACTGGAGTTTATATTGCTAGTGTTGAACACTACATTGAATGGTTGCTAAAAAATAGAGAAAGAGTTGATAGATGGTCGAGTGATCAAGTGTATGAAAAATACATTAAAGAATTTAGCCATAGAGAAAGTGTCAGTTCAGCAACAGAAAGAACTATACTTTCAATTCAAAAATGGGCTGAAGATATTAATGCAGATTGGACTACTTTCTTCAACGAAGTGTCTTTGCCTCGAGCAATACATATGATCAGATCGGGTAAGATCAGTCCTTGGGTATTGTATAACAGTGAAGGCGGAATAGGTTTATTAGAAAAACTATCAGCTGAACAAATGACAATGATTGAAGATTATATTTCACCAGGACCTTGGTCTAAACGATTTCAAGACAGTCCAGATGATGTTAAGTTTGTAATGGATGTAACAAAGGCGGCAGGACTATGAAGAAAACAGAAATAGCAGATATAAATTCTATAGCAACTGCAATGACGTTGTCGGACACGCAAAAACAAGAACTAAAAGACGAATGGGGAAAGTTACAAGTGTTAGTTAAGGTATCTGAAAAAGAAAAATTTGATAGCAATAAACTTGTTGTACAATCTGCATTAAGCAAAATAGCAGACTTGGATGCTCGTATCAAAATGATAGAACTCTATATGGGTTCTCTTAAAAATAGAGTGGAAGAAGTATTGCAACAAAGAGATGATAGGCATAACCAAGAATGAATATAGCTAAAACAGATATAGACATAGATACTGGTAACAGAGATAAACTGTTAGAGTTATTGAAACATATACCAGCAAGTATTAGAGATAAGAATGGATTGAAAAAACATAACACAGGTGTATATTGCACAGATATACCAGTTAATCCAGTTCTTGGAATATCTAATATTGAATATAAAGAGGCAGAGGAGAGAGGTTACTTTAAACTAGATATTCTAAATGTATCAATTTACAATGATGTAAAGAGTGAAAAGCATTTAGTAGAACTTTTAGACCAGGAGCCGATATGGGAATTACTCACGCACAAAGAATTCAGCAGTCAATTGTTTCACGTAGGAGAACACAGTTCGATACTACAAACAATGAAGCCAACCAGCATAGAACAACTAGCGATGGTGTTGGCAATAATCAGACCAGCAAAGAGAAACTTGCTAGGCAAGAGTTGGACAGAAGTGGAAAACCAAGTTTGGATAAAACCAAATGACGGATCTTACTACTTTAAGAAGGCACACGCAATAGCCTACGCACACGCAATTATTGTACAGATGAACTTACTATGCAACGATTTTGCGGGGGTACTAACACCCCAGGTGACCACTTAACCCCCGCTGTATGACCCTTAAAATGCGTCTAATGTTTAAAATATTGCTGGTTAATCGTCCGTTTTCTTTATTAAACTAATATTACGTCTTATAATACGTTTTTTGAAAACGTTGTTCAAACTGGTAGCAGGTCCAAAAACTACTTCAGTATCTTTGGTTGTGAACGTCTTGATGTAAGGCCTGAATTCTCCAAATTCTCTGTTTAGAAATATGTTAATAGGAATAGTTCTATTAGACTCCCACCACCAAACTTCACCAAGTTCTAAGAATGATTGTTTTTGATTATGATCTTTAATGTTGTCATATACATAGATTGATGTGACATATTGGTCTTGATTTAACAATATACCCACATATTCATTATTGCTGTGCCTAATACAGCTTAAAAAGGGAAATTTTTCTTGTAGCTCTGCGTATTCCATAAATATTAATATGTCCAGTTCATATACAGTATATATCTTCGATAAAACTTACACACTAGCGGTACCAACTTCGTTAAATAGTAATATGCCAATGTACGATAAAACAATACTACTATATTCTGGTACAGATAACAAGATAAATTTTAATCTAGTTGATTCTGATAATAAGCCCTACGACTTAACAAGTCAACAGGCTTTTTTCAATATGACAGATATAGAGACCAACGAAACTGTATTAGCAAAGCAATTAACAATCAGCGATGCTACTAGAGGTAAATGCAACACGACTGTATTAGTGAACGAATTATATAATTTAGCACCGGGCTTGTATCACTTTTCAGCATACGTACAAGATTCGTCAGGTGCAAAAAAACTAGTCTATACAGATAGGGCCGGTGATGCAGTAGGAGTAGTAGAAATCAAAGGCGATAGTTTCCCAACATCAAGACCAACAAAAGTAGCAAGTTCTTTCACACTTAAAAATACTTGGTATTACAGCAATAACTTATCAGGTGCATCAGAACAGAACCTTACATCAAGAGCTCACACAATAGCAATATACACTACAAACTTTAATGGTAACGTAGCCATCGAAGGAAACTTAGATGATACTGCTAGTACTGATGACGATGATTGGTTTGTAATTCCAATCCAAGGTATGGGGGCTACACAAACACAATTTACTCCAGCTTCAGCTGATCCAAAAATTGAACCTTATCAATTTAACACCGCTGTAAGATGGATTAGAGTAAAATATAAACCAGCTACAGGAAACGCAGGGACCTTTGATCAAATGTTACTAAGAAATTAATGTTTGACATTTTATATAGCCACATAGAACCAGAATATAAAAAATGTTACTATGCTTATTCGCAAAGTAATTTAAAGACTGATCGTCAAAAAATAGTACATTTATCATTTACAACATTTATAGATGCGGATGATTTTAAAATTCGTTCTCATAACATAGCTTTCAATGATTATACAAAACGTATGACGTCAGGCCAACCTTTTGATATCATATCTTTAGTAATTGCAAATGATTTTGGTTTAAATGGTAAAGCTATTGAAAAGAATATAATATATTTGGTTAACTTCCTAACAAAGTCATATGATTTAAAGATATATCCATCATCGAGTATATCAGAAAACATCGTGAAAAAATTAAAAGATGTATATTGGCCAGAAGATGTAGATAAGTATGAACCAGATTATATGGGATTGCTACATACAATATTGGCGACAAAAAAATCTCTTGGAAGGAATTTGCTATCTGTATGTTTTGATTATGATTATGATGAAAGTTTCAAACAATTTTTTAAATACTATCACATTGACATTGTAGATGATCCAAAAGATGCAGTTCT